GGCCAGTTCCATGCCCTTGATGGAGGACATTCCCTGCTCAAAGGACTCCAAGTATGCCCGCCAGTTTCTGCCGCCCGCCTGCTCAATCGCGTCGTCAATAGCGGGGCGCAACTTGGTCAGCACTTGCGCGGCCATGCGGCTCTGCGCCTTGGCATCTGCCGTCGGCATCAACTGCTGAACAACGCTGTTTACGCCGTTTTTGCGGATGGCGTACACCGCGTCAGGTGAAATCACCCCGAACTCGTTGGCCCAATCCTCAAACATCTGCCGAACCTGCGGGAGCGCCTTTTGCAATGTTGCGTTTGTCGCCACTTCGGGATCGGCCATCAGCCGGTCAATCGGGGCGGTGAATTGGTTGAGCGTGATGGGCTTCAGCCCTTCCGCTTCCATTGCGGCAAGTCGCGCTTCTGCGCCACGGGCTTTGCGTCCAAGCCGCAAGGATTCCTCTGCCGCCTCTGCCGCTCGACGGTCTGCGGCCTGTGCAACAAGGCCCGGATACGTCACGCCGGTCGGCGGGCGAACTCCTGCTTCGCCAATACCGCGAACATACTCGCGAGTGAACTTGCCGTCTGCCCCTTCAACGAGCCGGGACTGACGAACCCAGTTCTTCGCCCACTCTTGGGCGCTGTTGATCGCTCCGCTGTACCGGCGTACCCGTTCAACGGCTTCCGTAACGCCCTTCCGCGCATCCGCTGCAATGGTCTGCAATTTCGGAACGACCTTGCCCGTCGCTGCGGCGGCGGCAAGTTCCTGCTCTCGCATTGGCTTGGTAACCGCAGTCAACGTGTCTTTCGCACCTTCACGGGCGGCGCGAGCCGTTTCAGCGGTCGCCCCACCGGCAATACGGGTCAGTTCGTTCACAATGTCTTGCGATTCGCGCTGACGGAAAGCATTGACGACAAGTTGAGGGTCACGCTGCTCTGCGCGTTGCAACAATGCTTGCAGCAACGGCAGGTTCATGTTTGCCGCCGCCCTGCTTGCTGGCATATCCGGCTGCGCAGTCATCGCTTGTCGCAGCGCATTGACTTCATCGTTAGCAGCAAGGCGAATCAACCGATTGGCTCGGACATCCGCTGTGCGTCCCGCAAGGGCATCAATAACAGAACCAGCCCCCTTAGAAACGATTGACGCAACGGCAGGGGCCAATACTGCGGCTCCCGCACCAATCGCAGCACCCGCGCCGGGTTCGCCTGTAAATGCGCCACCAATAGCGCCAGGAACTGCGCCGCCAATAACCCGCGTTGCCAATCTAGCCGCCCGGGGGGCTTCTCTCCCAAGTCCGGTTTGAAAGCCGCCAGTCTCAAATGCCGTGGCAAGCGGTGTTGCTACACGCTGAAGCGCGGGAACGGCAGCACCGGCAAGCCGAGTTCCTGCGGCAAGTACCGGCCCTGCGGCCAAGCCAGCAGCAACCGGAATAAGATTTGCCACCGACTGCATCCGCTGTTCCTCGGTCATGCCGGTAGCTGCCACTTGCGCACGAAACCCCGTTGCCCGGTCGCCTATGTCCGCAAGGGAAAGTTTGCGCCGAGACGCAGGGACTTCCGAGACAGGGGCTTGCGGAGCGGTTTGTGAGGCGGCAGGAGCGCGTACAGACGCGGCGATTTCATCAATCTCCGCATCGGTGAGGGGCTTTTCTGCCCGAATCTTTTTGCCTTCTATGACATACGTCGGCACGGGTTAGTCTCCGACGATTTCATACGAAGTGCCGCTAGACGTAGTTCTGCGTCCTGCTGGGGCGCCAGAAGGCGCGGCGGTTTGCCCTACTTTTGCGCGAGCGTTTTTTACGCCAGTTTTAATGACATCCTGAAATTCTCTTGCCGCTTCAACAAATTCTTTTTCGTTTTGCGCAAGGTTCATGCGGGTTATTGCAGCCGTCGCTTTCTTTCCTTCCTCGTTTGCAATTTGACCGCCTCCACGCAATGTCTCGTATGCTTGCAAGAACGCCGTTCCTGTTGCTTGGTCATACATCGCTTGGAACGATGCAGCATTCGTACCAGGAACAAATCGCAAGCCAATACCTACACCAACCGCGTCCTCAAAGCCAGGATGCGGCCTTTCGGCTGCTTTTATAACTTTGCCGGAAGCATCTGTTACTGGCCGCGCTCCAACCATGCGATCAATCAACTTAAGAGTTTGCTCCGCTTGAGAGATGGCGCTCGGCAGTTCAAGTTCTGCCTTGGCAAGAGATTCGCCCTTGACCTTGCTTGCAGCCCTCATTCGTTCTACGCGGCTTTGAAATTCAAGATCGCCTTGACGCGCGAACTCTCTTTGGCGCAACTCAAGATTGCCTCTTTGGACCCCGAGTTCTTCGCCTCTCAAACCAATTTCGCGTGTTTTGAAACCCCGCTGCACTACGCGCTCGGCCTCATCAAGTCGATCCTTTTCGCTTAACAACAAACGTCCTGCGTTTTGAATAGCCGCAGGGTCGTATTCTGGTTTGAACCCCATGCGGGCAACTTCATCCGGGCCTAGAATCTGCACGGCTTGCGCATACGCCGCCGGATAGCCCTCTGGGCTGTCTGCCGCTGCCAAAAAGTTCAATGCTTGATCTAGCGCGGTTTTCTTTTGTTCGCGCTCCATTTTTTCAATTTCGGCCCGCGTTTTGCTTTGTGACAGTTGGTTGCCGCGCAGGTCGGACAAGGTTTTGAGTTCTGCCCCGCCGCCCAATGCGAGTATGTCCATTTGCGCCCGAGGGTCATCAATATTTACCCCGGACGAAAGCAAAGCGTTCAACTGCTGCTTGCGCTGTATGTCACGCATCTTGGCGGCTTGTTCTTGCCGCACCAACTGGTTAGCCCGTCCCAACTCCATGCCCTGCATATAGGAGCCAAGGATGTTGACCGGCTGGAGTTCAGTTGCACCGATGATTGCCATGGTTATGCTCCGAGGTCAGGGCCGGGCTTCCAGCCGCCGCCAGGCGTTCCAAAGTAGCCGCCACGATACATCCCGTAACCCATTGCGCCCTGACTCAAAGCGTTGGACAAGGCATTAGCGCGTCCGATGTAGCCCGACGCACGGGCTTGACCGCCCATCTGAATCGCCTGTCCTGCACCCTGTGCGTAGTTCTGCGCAGCCCCGCCGATGGCCGATGCAGCCGTGGGGCCGATGCCACCGATACCGCTGAGAGCGTTTGTCACTCTGGCCCGCTGATCCATTGCACGGGCATAGGCGTTCTGGAATTCCTGCGAACCCATTTCCTGCCCGTACCGTTGTGCGCCTTTAAGCATGGAACCGGAGAGCAGACCACCACGGGCGGCGGCAGAGCGTTCAAGGGCTTTCATGCCCTCGCCAAACCGAAACCCGTAGCCGGGGTCTAGCTGGACTTCCCCCATGCCGGGAGCGTTGGCGTATGCCCCGCCTTCGCCGTACAGCCCTGCGAGACGGTTAAGGTTCTGCAAGCCCAACTGCCGGAAAGGCTCCTGCAATTCGACCTGCCGCTCAAACATCTCCTTTTCAAGCTGCTGCTGCGCCGCTGCGGCTCGCTCTTGCGCACTTGCCGCCTTGCTAGCGGCACGACTTTGCGCAGCACCGCCGAGGACGGACGACCCCGCAACGATTCCTACTGCTGGACTAGGCATTGGGAAACTCCGCTCGGTAATCCGAGAATTTCTCGCCGTATAGTGCCATTACGGTGGGGGCTTTCGCCATAGCAGACTCGTAGCCTTGGCACAACAGGACTACCAGTAAAACAATGTCGTAATACGACGCCCGCCATGCAAACGACCGTTCATCGGCCCTGCCGGTCATTTCGGCGGTATGGGAGGCTTCCCACTTCAGGATGGCCGTTGCGATGGCCGGTTGCAGGGCGGTCACGTTTGCCACGAAAAACGGGTTGGTCGGGAAGGTCATCAGGGCTTTCCAGATAGCCTCATGGGCGGTTTGTGGCCGGATCAAATCCCCGTCCACCACATCGTCAAAAAACTGCGTCAGCGCCCACAGGTCAAGCAACCACGCGGTCGCGTCCCGAGGCAGGTCTAGCGCCTCAAAGTTCCGCAGCAGGGATTCTTCCGGCGTCACGATACTTCCCGGCCCGACGCCCGGATGTTGATAGCCGTGCCGGTTGAGGCAAGGGTGGAGATATACCCGCCGGGGGCCAGGATATGCCCTACAAGTTCGGGGAACGTATACGTCTCCGACGGGAGCAGGGTTTTGCTTTTTATAACCAGATTGTTGTTTCCGGCGGTATCTAGCGATGTCACCAGATTGACCGAGATGGTGCGCGCAGAAGTGTCGTAGTTCGTGGCGGTAAACTTGTCGATGATGGTCGATACGTTCGTCGCCGTGTACTGCGTCGTCTGCGTGGCCTCTGCGATCTTGGCCGGAATCAGGACTTTGACTTGAACTGCCATAGTGACCTCAACTGAATACGAATCGGACGCGGCCCTTGGCACCCGGCTGGCCGTCTCTGCCCCCTGCATCGGGGTCGCCGCCGTCGCCGCCATTGCCGCCTGTCAAACTGTTGACACCTGCAATGCCAATCGCTCCGGTTTGGGTGTAATTGGCTCCGCCGTTGCCGTTTGTGTTGGTGGTATTGCCGCCCGTAGCCGTGCCGCCAGCGCCTTGCTTGCCGCCATTGACGCCAAGCCCTCCAAAACCCCCGAAGCCGCCATTACAGACGATTTCGTCGATTGTGAAGGTGCCGGCCGAGACTGACGAGATGCCGCCGCTAGTGGCTACAGGGCTTCCTGCCGTGCCGCCTTCTCCGGGGGTGCCGACGCCGTAAGAGATGGTTTTGCCAACGTCGCCGCCAGAGATGGCTACGACGCTGCGGCCATACCCGCCTCCACCACCACCGCCACCGGGCGCCGCTTGGGTTTCAAAGCCGCCGATGTCAATTTCCGTCCCCCACCCGCCGCCGCCACACGCACCCCACACTTCAATGGAGAGCGAGGTAAAACCTGTCGGGATGGAGATAGTCCCTGCGCCTTCGGAAAAGTCAAAGACGCCCGCTCCCGCCCCGCCGGTCGTCCCTGCGATAGCAGCAGCGAGCGTAGCGCCACTCATGTCAGGCCCGCCCCGCTGATGAGCCACGACGTTGAGGCGATCTTGACGAGGGTCGCCATGCCGTTGCGGGCGAGAGTGCGGGTGCCGGTCGTGGTGGAGTTGGCGAGGGTCATCGTATCGGTCGTGATTGCGATGGACAGCGACGTTGCGTTGAGATTGATGATGATAATTACCGTACCCACCGGGAACGCGACCGTGCCGCTAGCCGGGACGGTCAGGGTCAGGCTAGAGCCGTTCATCACGACGGACTTGCCACGGTCGGCCAGAATGAGTTGGTAGTTGGCCGTTTGCTCGTTTTGCGGGGCGTCTCGATACCCTACTGCCCAATTGGAACTTGTTGGGGCGTTATCGGGGATAGCAGGGGTGCCGGTAAATGTCGGAGAGGCCAGAGGGGCATAGGTCGTTACGACCTGCGCATTCGTCACGCCGTCCGTGATGCCATATCCCGCAAGGGTCGTCGGCTTGCCGCTGACATTGGCCCACGGGACGGTAGAGGACGACAGGTCGTTGATGCCAGGAATGTCGTCATAGGTGCGAATCTGCACATTGGTGGAGTCGGTCAGAACGAACCGATACTTCACCCCTTCGGCCAGCCACATATCCTCGGGCAACCGGCCAGAAGAATCCAAGACGATAGGGTTGGGGTTAGTAGCGACCCCTGCGTCGGACGTATACGTCGCCGTGGGGGTAGAGGTTCCTGCGGTGTAGGTGTAGATTTTCCCGCCCGACAGGATAACGCCGTCGTTTGTGAAAAATTGCGTACCCGCCCCTGCAAAGCCTGAAAGGTAAACGGTCATATGTAAACCTGCGTCATGGTGAGAATGACTGACGGAATGGCCGGGACAACCCCTGCCGCTGCCGTCGCTTGCAACCGCACGGTGGTATCGTCAACGGCCCACATCAACTCAAAGTAGTCCCCGTCTGACATGGACACGAACAGATTAGCAGCGACGAATATTTCGCCGTTGTTGTTCTGGATGCGTACTTGCGAAGCGGAGTTGGCGATGTTGTTGCCGTTGATTCGCCCCCATACCCAAAACAACCCGGTGCCGCCCGATGTTTTGTCGAGCTGGATGGAGAACTGCATATTGTAGATCGCAGGGCGCGTCACCTTGATATGCGAGGTGTTAGCCGGGTCTACATAAACGCCATAGGCGCTAGAGGACGTATTGAAGGTAATGGGGTACGCGGTGTTGATCGCCGCAGCCGTCTGCGTCGTTGAGTCAAAGAACTGCCCGTAGTTGATGGGGTTTGGCTCGTACCGCGTAGGAGCCTCAAGGAGCGCGTCTATCTGCGACTGAAGTATGGGGATAGAGTCCTCGACCGTGAAGGCCAAGGACGGGGTAAGTTCAAGGTCGGCAATACTGGTAGAGGTCGTACCGCCGCCGGTCAAAGCGAACTGGTTGTTGAGGTAACGGAACCACTCCCGCGACACCAAGCCGGTGCGCTCGTCCACAAAGGGGACGCGAGGGGCGGGGATGTTCGTGATGTTGCTCACGCTGCCGTCCCGGTGACTTCAAGTTCCGCGCCCATAATGGCGACCTTTACCGGGTCAGTCCCGCTGATTTCGTACACGCGGTCGCGCAGTTTCATCGTCATTCCCAAACGTCGGTAAATAACGCGGGTTGCATACGAACCGGAACGTCCCATGGACGCCTGACGCTCTCCGCTCCACGTATGCCCGCCGTCGTCCGACCAACGCAGGATCATCTGCGGGTTAGCCCCCACGGTGGCGACCTGATCCAGAATGAGGTCATAGCCTTCGTCGTCCAAAAGCCCGACGAGATAACCAATCCCGGTTGAACTGTACGCAGGGTCGGTGACGATGTAGCCCGTTCCGATACTGGATACAACGGGGTTTGTGACGGTGTAGTCCGTTCCCCCGCTGGAGGTTACCGTCCACGGCGGGCCGGGAACGACCTGAAGGCCGCCCACGGACTGCTCTGTGCGGATGTAAAATCCATCTTCGGTAAGCAGGTATACGGTGTCAAAGGCGTCGTTGCCGGGAAGCCCTACGCCGCTCTCGCAATCGATCTGAAGCGAGTGGTGGGCGCTACGCTTGAGGTTGTTAGCCCCCGTCGGCAAGGCCCTCCATGAGCGCAGCCACTTCTGCGTATCCCCGGCGTCGCTGTAGGTGTCAAGGCTGAACTCGTACAGTTTGCCGTTCTCGTAATCTCCGAGCGTCGGCTTGCCGTTGAACCGCGCCTGATTATTTGCGCGGTGGCGCACAAAGTCGCCGTTGTCGTATGCCGCTCGTTCGTGCCACGCTTCCGTAGCCGCGTCGTACACCCAAGTGGTGTTGGCGTCGGTGAAGTTCAGGACGTAGAACACATGGCCGTCCTGCTGATAGGTGTAGGCCGTCGCGTCCGAGAGGTTCCCGTACTGCTGAATAGCGTACTCAACGGCGTGAGTGGAAATACGCACCGCCTGGTAGCCCTGCGCGGTGTACACGATGCCCTGTCCCCGAGCGTCTGCACCGAGCCAGAACACGCGGTTATCCATCTTGGCGACGGAGTAGGGGGCAATACAGCCGACTTCGTTATACGCGCCTTGGATGCGCGACAGCGGAAAGTCCGCTTCACCAGAGTTGTACCAGACCTCTACGGAGTTGGTGCCGAACAACCACGCCTCGCGGTGGTCGATAATGAGCGATACCAACCCATCGGGGGAGCCTTCCGCAGAGGCAAAGTCAAGCGGGTCAATGGATGTGCCATCAAGCAGCGAGGTGACCCAAACTCGCTGACTGTCGGGTTCGTTGAAAACGAAATAGCCATCCAAGTATCCAACCGTTACCGCACCGGGAAAGTCCTCGTCGGTAATCTGGGCAAACGCCTGTGTAGATACATTGTAGATGTATCCATCAGGGTTTGCCGCAATGAAAATCTGTGTGCCGTTGTCGGCCATGGAGACGGGGCCGCTGCCTGACACTACGCCTACATACGTGGCGACATAGCTCGTCGTGACGCGATAAAACTCGTTTCCAGAAACGACGTAAAGGTAACTCCCAAGGCTGTAGACGCCACGGATAGGCCCGGTGCCGATAGTCGCTTTTAGGACAAGGCCGGGACACCGCTGAAGGTACGCAGGTTCCTTGCCGCCTTCCGGGATGATTTCCGGGAAAAGGTTCACCATCCGATTGTCGGCAGCGTTGACCGACCGGACGACGTAGGAGGAACCTAAGACGGGAGACTTCATTAGAAGTTCCCAGAGTAGATATTAAAGCGCGGACGATTGACGATCAGCGCCGCTGGCATTGACATCACATCGTTCGGGTTGTTGATGCTCTTGAGATTGCGCTTGCTGTACATCGCAATGCGGCGCACCTGCGGGGAAGGCTCTACGCCAAACTCCGGGGCAAGTTCACAGGCGAGGTTGTACCGGAACGCCCGCAGGTAACCCGGCGGGAACGCCATGTCCGTCTCAAGGGTCGCGGGCTGCGTCAGTTCATCAACCGAAATGAAATGGAACTCCAGCGCCCGAGTCGGGACGGGGTAGAGGTAGATTTCAATGTTGGGGTACGAGGCGTTGTACCAGAGAATCTGCGGGTACGTCGAAGTCACCGTTTTCACGGCGATGTTGTCGTACTGCTCTTGGTTGATCATTTTGATGCCAAACGACACGTTGGTCGAGGCATCCCGGAAATAGGTAGCGTCGTCAATCTCTACGGGACGGACGCCTACAAAGTCACCAGAGGGGCCGAGGGTGCGGCTGATGGTGCTGGACGGCCAAGTAAACACTTGGTCAATGGTGGAGAACACGGACAGTCGTTCCGTATTCCACGAGTCCAGCATCTGGTTAAGCGCAAGCAGGGCGTCTTGCGAGGTCGCAGCCGACGGCACTTCGCCTTCAGCCAACACCCCGATCAATCGCAACGCACCGTTGATCTGGTCGGCAGCGGTAGCCATGGTTACTCCTTACGCTTGCGCTTGGTGGCGAGATTATTTGCCGGCGGGGGCGGCGGCGCAATGGGGTCGAATACTTCCCACCCCTGAGAAACGTCAAAATCCACCTCAACTTGCGAGGTGGCAACCTTTTCCCCGTACACGGGGTGCCGCAGGTAGATGACCACAGGGGAATGCCCCGGCCACCCTTGCGAGTGACCGGGGCGATCCTTTAGGCCGTTCGGTAGACCGTCCAGGCGCTATCGCCTGTTCGTCGCCATAGCAGCTGTGCCGAGGAAGTCACAGCGATAGTGGCGCTACCGACGATAGTGACACCCGTACCCGCCGAGAGCGTAATGGCTCCCGCGCCGGTACCGAGGTTGACCACGCTCAACTCAAAGGTTGAGTCGGTCTTGGCATTTGCCAGAGCCGCGTCCAACTGCGCGCCCGTCGGGGTCACGTAGGCGGCAGCGGTGGTGCTGGGGTTTGCGACCATCAGACCGCCGTTGACCTGAATGGTCGTCAGCGTTGTTGAACCCGTGGCGGTGACCGGGGTGGTCTGTACGCCGAGGTAGACTTCAGAGACGTTGCCATCACCGATCTGATAGCCGCCGCCAGAGACAGGAAA